GTAATGTGCAGTTTTTCGACAGCCAACAATCAGTCTACGTCAATCAAACGCTCTACTACCGAACGCCGCTCAACGTGTTACGTGTGCTCCTATACGGATGCTTTTTCCACAGCGGTATTTCTAGTCTGGCCCGCTAACCTTATGTGTTGGATTGTTTTGCCTTGATGCTATGTTCTAGCAATGCCTTACGCAATTTATCGGAACCGCCAACTCTAACATTAATAATTCCATTGTAATACTCGTCGCTCTCTAATACACGGCGGTCAAATTGCTCTCTTGCCTCTATGTAGGACATTTCGCCCCTGCCTTTGCATAGGTATAGAATTTCTCTTGTGAAGTTTTCTGGGCCTAGTGCTTCAACATCAGCGTTGAGTCTATCAGATGATCCCCAATAGTCTTTCCAATCGCTTTCTTTGTAGCCTCTGCGTTTGTTCTTTTTGCCTTTTAGTGGTGGCTTTGTGGTTTTAAACTTTGCTAGTTTCTTGCCTACGTATTTCTGCCCAGTCTTTAGATTGGTTATGAGATAAACAAATCCTTCGTATTCTTCTGGTATTACATTGATTTGTTTACCTTGATATGTCCAATCCATATGTTATGTATTTTTTTTTAATTTAGTCTTTGCCTTTTCTGGTTTTCCTTGTAGAATTGTGATATTCGTGTATTTCTTCAGAACGATCTTTTGCTAGTTGTCTGATATTCCGCAAACACTTCCGTACATAACGATGTGTTCGGACACTATTTTGTCTTTCAAACGTTTCGTTGGCTCTAAAGTATTCTAAATATGCTTCAACTAATTGATCGTGTGTGTCACTTTCCATTATTCTACAACTTCTATATCATTCTCGTAATTAGTAAATCCGTTTTCTTTTATTACTTTGAGTACGTGATTAACTCTGCCTACTAGTTCATCCTTGTGACTGATTAGGTAAATGTTTTTATCTCGCTCTCTGCCTATTTTTTTAAGTATGCTTAGTGAGTTTTCAACACCTGCTGTATCCATACCACTATCAATAAGCTCGTCGATAAACAATAGATTAATGTGCTGATACAAACTTTCCCAAACATCACGGAATGCAAAACTTAACCCGAGTATCAAGCGGTTACGTTCGCCACGTGACAGGTTATCAAAGTCTAAGTCCTGACCAAGTTGTGTAATTTCAACATTTAAGTCATTTTGAAATACAACTTGATGTGGTAATCCTAGTTTGTCTAAATAATATGTAAGTCTGTTGTTTAGGTACGCAAGATTTTGATCGATAATTTTTTTCCGTATAAACGAGTCTTTATTAGTTAATAGCTTTAACAAAAATTCTTGGTGTTCTTTAAAACTAGTTAAGTCGTTAACAACATCCCAATTTATTTCTTGTATTGCAGATGTGTTTAGTTCGTCAATTTGATCTTGATAAGGATCAATTTCCTGCTGCTTATTTGTAAGTGCTTGTTTTAAATTATCAACATTGCTTCTATGATCATATGCTTCTTTTGCAGTTTCATAAAATGTTTTAGGTTTGCCGTTAATATTTCCAATCTCGTTTAGATTGTCAAGAGCACTTTGTAATTTATTTGCAACTTCAGTTTGATATGCAAGTGCGTCACTATATTCTTTCTGTTTTCTGTTTTCAATTTCTTCTTTTTTATCGTCGTGTAATGCTTGACCGCAAGTATAACAAGTAGCATCTTCAAGATTTGCGATATCTTTTTCTGCCTTCTCAACGCTCTTAGTGGCACGTAATAGTGCGCTCTCAAGTGTGCTTTTTTCTTTATTAAGAGCCGTAATTGCGTTATTTAACTCAGTCCAATTTTGTAATTTTTCGTGAGCATCTAGTTCGTTATCAATGTCAACTTGTTCTAGTTCTTGGATACCTTTTTCTAATTTTTCAATATCGGTTTTTTGTTTAGCTTGCCACGCACGTTGATTTTTTTGCAAACTTTCGATTGTACTTTCAATTTTGCTGTTAGCAGTTTGTATTGCTTCTATTTTTAGTGTTTCAGATGTAATAGTATCTTTTGTTTCTTTAATTTTTTCTTTTAAAACATCTGCTTTTTCAGTTAATAGTGTAATACCAAGTAATTGTTCAATAATAGCACGTTGATCGTTTGCTCTCATTGATAAAAATGGTTCTGAATATGTATTAAGTGCAACAATATGTTTGAACATATCGTGACTCATACCGAGCAAGTTGTTGATATCTTCTTGTGTTTTTCGACTATCGCCTTGCGACTCGTCAATTAAATCTTGCTCTTGATCGTTAATATAAAATTTTAAAACATTTGGAGAACGTCCTCTTTCAATTCTAAAATCTTGACCATTTTTTTCAAAGTGTAGGGTGACCAACATCCCCTTACTATTAGTTTTATTAATAAGGTTATTACGTTTGATGTTGGTCAGTGCTTGACCGTACAAGGCGTAGGATAATGCATTGATTATCGTGGTTTTGCCTGTACCGTTGCGTGATCCGGAATCGTCACCTCCTTGGTCTAAGTTTTCGCCAAGCACTAAAGTAAGTTGTTCTTTGTTGAAATCTACTGCTTGAGTTTGGTTTCCCACACTCATAAAGTTTTTAACTGTAAGATCTTTTATTCGAATCATTAATGTTCTAGTCCGTTATAAATGTCTAGCAAGAGTCCTTTGTTATAATTTTCTGTATCTAACTCTGCTATTTCTCCTGCTACAATTTGATCTACACTTTCAAATTGTGCAATATCTAGATCAGTTGTAATTTCTTCAATTTGTTTTTGAGGAATAAGTGTAATCTCTCTACACTTATATTGTGAAATGAAAGTTTCTTTGATAAAGTTTGCTTCTTCGTAACTAATAGGTAAATCGAGTGTAACTCTAAGATACATTTTATTTTTAACAAGAGTATCAGTTTCGTCTAAAAGTTGAGAAAGTTTAACAGTTCGATATTTAGGACAATTTGGCCAGTTGATATACTTTGGTTCTGCATCGTTTTCTCGATCCAGTATCATCATTCCGCGATCGTCGTCCCACGCATCTGCATAGTTGTGCGGAAATGCATTTCCGATATAATGTATAGCACCTTGCTTTTGACGTTTGTGAAAATGTCCTGAAAAAACATATTTTTGATTTTTAAAATGCTCTGCTCTTAAATCTCCGTGATCAGGCATTTGTACCATTGCATTCATATAAAAACTAGGAAGTTCAAAATGACCAAAAACATATTTGCTTTTAAGTTTACTCATTTGTTTCCATTCATCGCTTACTAGCCAAGGAACAAGTGTAACATCTTCTATTGTAGTAATTTCATCAACAAAGGTAATGCCTGGAATATATCTACTGAATGCAGTTGAGTTAATGTCTCTTTTGTCTTTATAGTAAAGATCGTGGTTGCCGTCAAAAAAGAAAAATTGTTCAAAAGAGTCGCCAAGCTTTTCCAAACTACGAATAGTACTATCCATAGTGGTTAAGTTTAATGAGTTACGATTATGATGCCAGTCACCGCAGAAAATGCCTGTTTCGCATCCATTTTCTTTTGCGGTTGCAATAAACCAATCAATAAATTCTTCACAATCTTCGTTGTGAACACGACTGTTACCTTTTAGGCCAAAATGGATGTCTGTAAACACCGCAGCTTTCTTAAACAAAGAAAATCCTCCATATATACTTGTTAAAGTATACTATGTAATTATACACTTGTCAACCTTAATCTTTAGAATGTGGCGACATTGATGCTTCTTCGTTTCTTTTTACGCTTGCTTCCCATTCACCTTGGTGCTGTCTTGTATAGCTTGGTGTCAAATCGTTCATTTCGAGGATGTCGTCTCTAATGTTTTGATTGCGTTTTTCAATGTTGATAACACGTACAAATGAGTTAGTGACTGCCGCTGTGTAGTAGGCAAATGGGTTACTGCTTTTAGATTCATCAAATTGTAGACCGATTTGAGCAAGTTGTAGTATTGCTTGTCCTCGCATTTCGTCATTATAGGTGTATCCTCTCACATTGCCACGAGTTGCATAGCGATCACACAATTTCATCCACATAAGTGCAAGTTTGTCTGTTGCTTTGCCGTGGTCTTTTGAAAAATATCCGTTTTCCATACCACCTACCCAATGACTTTTACCTACACATACAAGCTCTCCGGCATCGTTAAATTTGTAGTGCTGAAAAGGCGGAAAATTTAGTTTTGTTTTGTGATCTGCAACTGTTTTAGGATTCTTTTTGCGTCCTGGTTCATCCGGAATGTGTTCGAATGTCATTACACGAAAAATTAATTCTTCTTTAGTTATAGATTTATAATCTACTTCGCACTCTGCTTGTTTTACTTTTTCACCGGCTGCTTTACGTTTATCGTATTCTTCTATACTAAGTCTCTTTGCTTTGTTACGTTTTGCTTCTGCAATAGTTCTAATATTGATTTTTCCTACACTTTCTAATATAATGTCATATGCAGCATTAGACTTGTCAACATAGCTATTAAATGTATTTTTTGATTTGTGTATTTCTTTTAGAATATCTTTATTGTTTAGGTAGTTCTTAGGTCTCATAAACGGCTCCAGGTTAATATTATTTATTATAATATACTCTGATAACTTTGTCAACTAAATACTAATGGAGACTATAATCTATGGGACTTTTTAGTGCATTTAACAATCTTACAACTAAAGTAAACAATGCGTTTAGCAATGTAAACTCTGTATCTAGAACAATAAACAATGTTAATTCTAATTTTAACAGGGCTTCTAGCAGCATACGTAATTTTAGCACAGCAGGCGGACTTGTAAACACTCTTAATCAAGTTGGAAATATTGCTAATAATTTACGGAGTACAGTTGGCGCCGTTGATAATTTAATTAACAGGGGCGGCAGTTTAGCAAATGTAGGTGCAGCAATTCGTATGATTGGAAATGCTACTCAAGGTGTTGGATATAATGCTGCACCTAGAGCAAGAGAATTAACAAGGGCAATACTTTCTAGTAATATTTCATCTGCAGACGAAACTGATTGGAGAGTAAGTATCAGTGTTCCAGAAATTTTAATGACCGGAAATATACTTTTACCTTTGGCTGGAACTGGAAACAGAATGATTTTCCCCTTCACTCCTACGGTGTTGATAGGTCATAGTGCTAATTATAGTCAAATTACACCTACACATTCTAATTTTCCATACAATGCATATGAAAACAGCCAAGTAGATAATTATACTATCACTGGCGAATTTATTAACGAAACCACAACAGATGCTCAATACTTTATCGCAGCATTGCATTTTTTACGAAGTGCTACAAAAATGTTTTACGGTGGCGAAGGAGACTTAGTTGGCCAACCTCCTGTTGTTTGTAGATTAAATGGTTATGGCAAACACGTATTGAATAATATACCTGTGCTTATAACTAATTTTACAACAGATTTACCTGCAGATGTAGATTATATTCAAACTACTGTAGGAACAGAAACAAACTATGTGCCTGCAGCAGCTACAATTACTGTAACGTGTACACCACAATACGCAAGGAGATCACAAGCAAGGTTTAGTCTTACTGATTTTGCAAAAGGCGGATTTGTCGGAAAACCTGAGGGCTTTGTATAATGGCTGGCAATAATTTTGGTCCATATGGAAGAACAAAAGTAAATTCAAATGGTTATTTAGACATTTTTGTACCTCGTCCTGTTCCTGTAGCAGGCGATGATACACTTTACGAAATACTACCTGCATATAATTTTAGACCAGATTTGTTAGCAAATGATTTATATGGTAAAAAAGAATTATGGTGGATATTTGCACAGCGTAATCCGGATGTTTTAAAAGATCCTGTATTTGATTTTGTTGCAGGAACAAAAATTTATCTACCACAGGGCAAAAATTTACAATCAGTGTTAGGCGTTTAATATGGCTTTAAATTTTTCTAAAATTGTAAAATCAGTCTCGCAAGCTTCTCAAGCTGTGTCTAGTGTTAATTCTATTACTAGAGCGGCTATTCCAAGTGCATTACCGGGCAAGGTCGGCGAAGTCACGCAAGCTTCATTAAACATTAGAGAAGCAGTAGGAGATTTATCAAATGGACTTCCTAATAATTCACAAAATCTTATTTCAAAAGGAGTAGGTTCTCTTGATGCAGCATCTGCATTTAGCCAAGCAAAAAGTTTTGCACAAAGAGGACAATTAGATGTTTTTAGTCCCGGCAAACTTGATAGCTTAGTAAGCTCTCCAGGACAAGCAGGAAATGTAGCCGCAGCAGCAGGATTGATTGCTGATTCTATTGCAGGTGTTTCCCAAAGGGGCAGCATTGATTTTAATTCGGAATTAAGTGCAGGCTTCAGCAAAGGACAAACCTTGGCACAAAGTGGATTAGGTGATCTAGCAAGTGTGTCTGGAACACTAAGCAAAGTTAGCGGTCAATTTGGATCTGATGTTACTTCTATACAAAGTAAAGTATCTGTACTAAGCGGATTTGATATTGCAGGATTAAACACTCTTGTAGGAAGCTTTGGAGATTTTTCAAGCCTGGTTAAAAATGTTGTAACTGTTATACCTAAAGATATTGGAGAAATAGTAGGTGCTGTAGGCGGCGAGTTTGATAGATTACGTCAACTTGCAACTGAGTTTGCTAGTACAACTCCTTTTGATAATTTTCTTAATTTAAATTACAGTACTCCTTGGGATCCTGCACTTGTGTCAGGGTCAGGAGTAACAAGTCCGTCTAATTCAGGAAAGGCAGCTAGTAAACTACCAAATCCATTGAGAGAAGCAATAAGTTGGAATTATATTATAACACTAGGAATCTTAGATGATAATGAATTTAATTTTCCTTCAAGTTATAGAAATGGAGATTTTACAAAAAAATATATTCTCAAATCCGCCGGTGGAAATCTTACTAAAAGATATAAAACATATCTTGAGGGCGACGAAGATGCAGAGTATTATATAGAAAACTTAGAATTAGATGCTGTAATTGCACCGAATAAAAAAACAAATGTGTCTTTAGGCACGACATTGAGTTTTGAAGTTGTAGAACCCTATTCAATGGGGCAATTTATAGAAGCAGTTATAGGCATAAGCGCAGAAACAGGATACGCAAATTATACTGATGCACCTTTTTGTTTGAAAATTGATTTTGTAGGTTGGGACGAATATGGCACAGCAGCCGGAAGTTTTACACAACCAATTTATATACCTATATTAATAACAAAAATTGATTTTACTGTAACAGGAAAAGGAGCAGTATATTCAGTTAATGCAGTTCCTATGAGCGAAACAGGCCTTGACGACAAGATTCAAGAATCCAAAGCAACTATTAATGCTGTAGGACAAAAAGTACACGAAATATTAAATGGTGATGAAAAAAGCGTACAGGCAGTGTTTAATGAACGTGTGCAAGAATTAGAGCAAGCAGGTTCTGTTATTGCAGAAGATAGGTATATAATTGCATTTCCAAAAACTCCTGATGCATTAGTAAATGTAGTTAATGCAGGTTCGGCTGGTGGAGGCGGATCACTTACAATTGATGCTCCTGAGCAACAACGCAGAGAAAAAGGTATTGCTAGTCCAGAAACTGACAGAAGCACAGAAATAAAACAAGAAGGTATCGAGGATAATAGTGTGCAATCTTCTAGCCAACTTTTTAATACAATTAAAGCGTTTGCAAGCGATACCGGAAGTATGAATGATATCGGATTAAGTGATCTTGTAATAGATACAACTGCACCCGGAGATCAACCTCAAGCAGAAAACGAAGCCTCATATCAAGACGAACTAGATATTGTAGATATTGCATCTAATGAAGCAAAACCTGCAGAAAAGGGCAGAAGCTATCAATTTGAACAAGGCAAAAAAATAGAAGATATTATAACCTCTGTTTTACTTGATAGCGAGTATTGTAAAGAAAGAGCAACAGAAGAAAGCGAAAATGGAACTAGGAAATGGTTCAAAATAGACACCCAGGTTTTTATTGATAAAAATCCATCAGCAACAGCACAAAGAGGAAGAGCACCTAAAATTTACGTCTATAGTGTCTTGCCTTATTATACAGACGAAGCAAAGTTTTTAGGCGCAACGCAAAGTCCGAAAAATACACAAGGCCTAAAAGATCTTGCGCCTAAAGAATACAATTATTTTTATACTGGTAAAAATGAAGATGTACTTAACTTTGATATAACTTTTAATAATGCATTTTTCTTAAGTGCTTTTGCTAACTACGGTCAAAATAGCGCAACAACTGCACTTGACGGAGCAAATAGAACCACTTTACAAAATACAGATACAATAAGAGGAAGTGAAGTTGAAGTGGAAGGCGGTGCAAAAAGAGAACCAGGTGCACAAATTTCAGAAACAAATGCATTTAGACATAACGGTAACGGAATAGGCGGCGATATCAAACAACGTATTGCAGTACAATTCCACAACACATTAATAAATTCTCCTGCAGATATGGTTACAGCTGAAATGGAAATTTGGGGAGATCCGTTCTTCCTGCCACAACAAACAGGAAACTTTTTAGGGACTGCAACAGATAATCCAAATGTACTTGCAGAACAAACAATGAACTATGCTCAAAATGAAGTGTTTTGTGTTGTAAATTTCAAAACGCCATTTGACTATCAGGTTGAAGGCGCAACTATGGAATTTCCACAAAATGTGCCTCAATTTAGCGGATTATACAGTATATGGGCTGTTACAAATACATTTTCTAATGGACAATTTAGACAATTACTTAAAATGATTAGGCGTAGAGGACAAGATGACGAGCCATCAGGCGGAAGCAATCCTATTACACCGAGCGAAGAGAAAAATATCAAAGAAACAACAGATGAAACTTTAGGGGCATCCGGTAGCGGCAGCGGTGCAGCCGCAAATAACTCAGTAAACAGTACCTCTGGAGCATCGGATCCTTGTCAAACAACAGAACCTGTTGATTTAGCAGGTGCTGTTGCAGCATTGTCAAGAGTACCAACTACACAAGAAGATCAGGCTTTGATAGCAATGGGTATTTTTAATGATAAATCTACCACGGCAGGAGATGATGTTGTGTTTAGTCAACCTGTAGTGCAAGTAGGAGACTTTGCTTGGACACCTAATCAGAATGTTTTTGGTAGTGCTCCTAAGTCATCTAAAATGAGCGATGATTTTTCTGGAGGAGAAACAGTGAGTGTAGGCCCAATAGGACTTGCTGCACAGCGTAGAGCAGAACAAAGAAATCAAGCAGAAGACAAAATTGTAGTACAAAATAGACCTTCAGGCCCTGGCGGCAACGGAGGAGTATAAATGCCAGTTGTTTCTATAACTAATCAAGAAAAATTATTATTAGATTTAATAGCAAAAGGAGAAGCAGTTGCTGGAGCAGATCCCTACACAAGTTTATGGCCAGGATCAACAGAACCGTTATTAGTACAAATGACCTGCGCAGAAGTACAACGTTTTCAACAGCAAAGGATAGATACCGGATTTAGGTCAAGTGCTTGCGGTAGATATCAATTTATTAAAAGGACTTTAAGGGGTGCGATTGATATATTAGGAATAGATCCTCTTACAACACGCTATACACCTGATGTACAAGATGCATTAATTATAGGTATCTTAAAAAGATATAGAAAATTAGAGGAATGGCTTGCTGGTACATATTCTACTGATAGATTTATGATCAAACTTGCACAAGAATTTGCAAGTATGCCTGTACCTTATAGATTACAAGGCCAATCTAGAATTGTTGAAAAAGGACAAAGTTATTATGCTGGCGACGGACTCAATCGTGCTAATCACGATCCTGATTCATTGTTTCAAGAATTAGAAGAAATAAGAACAGGCGAGCCTGGCGAAACTACACAAGTTGATGTAAATTCAGACGGACCTAGCGGTGCCTTACCTGAAACTGGAACAAGTGCAAGAACGCAAGTTGGCAGAGCAGCAGCTGGGACAAGTGTAGGTGCTGTATCAGGACAAGGTAGGCCGGGATCACAGCCTATGCCTGCATCAGAATTACCAACTGCAAGTGTTGTATATGTCTATGAACCTACAGATCCACTAGATGATAGATATGATTTTAGAACAGGAACAAAAGTAAAAGATTTATTAGTCCACGGCACAGGAGCAGCAGCAGCTACTCCGCATACAGAGACTAATATTGGGCAGTCAAATGTTGGTGGTACTAACGAAGGAGTAGTACCACCCGGCACAGATCCTGATGCTACAGATCCTAGAGGTAGGAATCAATTACCAGGAACTACTCCGAGTGATACAACAGAATCTACTGACCAATTCAACGCAGGTGCCGAGGGTGAAGTTATAGAAGGTAATACACCTACTGCTGAAACACAGGCACTAGAAGGGAATGCTCCGCCACCTCCACCACCTGCGCCCACTCAAACGCCGTGTCCTGAACCTGTGTCGGTAACTACAGTTGTCAACCTACCAGAAGGAAATACAAACGGAGAGGAAAAGAGTTGGTCTACAAGTACTTTTAGTAAAAAATACTCTAATAGAAAACTTGCATTGAATGCAGCTAAAATATACAAAAAAACCAAAGATCCAAACGCTAGACTCGATGTAGAACAGCAAGGAAATCAATGGGTCGTAATTAAGAGAGATTGATGTCAGGAAATTATACAAGAACTTCAAATGAATTTACAGGTGTTTATGATAGTGGACCATATGAAGCTATTGTAACAAATCACCTTGACACCAAATATATGGGCACACTTGAAGTAGAATTAATACGCTATACAGGTGCCGGCGGAACTCCCCAAAGAAGTGGACAATTACTTAACGTAAAATATCTCTCACCTTTTTACGGAGTAACACCTGTATTCGGTTTAAAAGAAGAAGACGGATATCAAAACACACAAAAAAGTTACGGGTGGTGGGCAGTCCCACCAGATATCGGAACAAGAGTTTTGGTTATATTTGCTGAAGGCAATGCAAACTTTGGGTATTGGATTGGTTGTATACAAGACGATTATATGAATTTTATGGTTCCTGATGGAAGAGCGTCTACAACCCTTACAACTGAAGTTACACCACAGCCGTTGAAAGGTGCAAAATTACCAGTAGGTGAATACAATAAAAAAATAGAAACAGGCGAACTTATAGATCCTACATTATTTAATAAACCTTATAACAAAGATTTCTCAAATATATTAGAAATACAAGGACTTATTTTTGATGAAACAAGAGGAACAACGTCTACTAGTGCAAGGAGAGAAATACCGAGTGGTGTTTTCGGTATTAGCACACCAGGACCCCAAGATAAAAGACAAGGTGCTCCTAGAGTAGATGTAGGACCTACAGGTAAAAAATCAAATGTACCATACAGCAGATTAGGTGGTTCTAGTTTTGTAATGGATGACGGCAATGATAAACTAGTACGAGCAACCCACGCTGAAGACGGCCCGCCACTGTATTATAACAGATTAAATGGTGAAAAAGGCGGCGACGAAACTATTCCCCATAACGAATTACTACGGTTTAGAACACGCACCGGACATCAAATACTATTACACAATTCAGAAGATTTAATCTATATTGCAAACAGCAGAGGCACTGCCTGGATTGAATTAACATCCGATGGTAAAATTGATATTCACGCACAGGATAGTATAAGTGTAATGTCTGATAATGACATTAACTTTACAGCAGAAAGAGACTTCAATATCGAAGCTGGCAGAAATATTAATATGAAAGCAACTGCAAGATGGAGCGATGAGCAGCAATATTTTGATTCTAAAGAAAGTGGCAGAATACATCTTGAAAGTATGTTTGACACAAAAATTCACGTTGGAAAAGATTATAGACTTACAGTTACCGGAGAATCGGACACAACTGTAGGATTAGGAAAGAAAACTACAGTAAAAGGTGATTACGGTTTACATAGTAATAGAAATATTAGAATAAAAGCTGACGCTACAATGCACCAAAAAAGTGGCGCAAGTACATTTCGTTATGCTGGCGTTAATATGCACGATTTAACTGTTGGTATAAGATATGATAAATCTGCTAGTTATAATCTATCAACTACTGGTGAAGGAGTGGATAGTGGAGATTGTAGATTCCGTATTAATGGTAATATGGATGGTGTAATTACAGGATGGGATCATAAAGTTATTGAAGGAGATTTAAGTTTAAAAGTAACAGGTAATTTTGTTAACGAAACCGAAGCTCGTATGACTTTAATAAGTGCAGCTGAAATGTTCCAAGAAGCAGGAACTGCACACAACTTAATTGCTGGAACAGATACTTTTCACAATGCATTAGGCGGCACAGTAAACATACAAGGTGCTACAAGAATAACAGGAGATGCTACTGACATACATTGGAACAGTGGAAATAGTTCGTCTGCAACCGAAGGTGACGATCATATAATTGCATTAACAGCATTAAATGCAACTCTTGCAAGCGATCCTGTAGATGCATTATCAATAGAACCGTTAACTACAATCACGCTTCCTTATATGTTTCCTGGCGCTCAACAACCTGTTCCTTACGAAAGTATTCTTACAAGGTCTCCCCAACACGAGCCTTATATGCACCACGAGAATACAAATCCACAGGCATTCAAAAAAGAACAAACAGATAGAGAAATGCCAGGTACACTAGTGCCTGCAGAAAGATACGAAAGTCCTGATACATTTAATAAAAACACAGCACGAAGTAATAGTTCAAGATCTGTAACAGGTTCAGCAGGATCAAGTGCTGATTTTAGTGGAGGAACAGGTGACGGACAAGTAAACAATGATCCAAATTCGACACCACCTAGTGATGCACAATTTGATCCTAACGGACAAGGTAAACTTGTTACAGTATATGCTAGAAGAGCAGGACTAAGTTGTCAAGTTGCAGAAGTTTTCCAAAAGAATTTTCAAGATTTTCTTGATGAGTTTGAAGCTACAGGTTATGAAATTAAAAAACTTGGCGGCTATGCATATAGATCTGTTAGAGCAGGAAGAAGTTGGAGTTGTCACGCCAGCGGCGCCGCTATAGATATCAACTGGCCAGATCCGGTTGACGGCGGCGTAAATGGATTTTTTAGACCTCGTCCGCCAAATGCTCCTATTACAGATATGCCTGCTAACACACTTGAGATTGCAAACAAGCACGGATTAGGATGGGGCGGAGCCTGGACTAGCTTAGACGATGCTATGCACTTCAGTGCCCATACACAAGAAGGAGGAGCCTTTACATTCCCAAGGAACGGAACTATACCGGCAGGACCGTCGAATGGAGACGAAACAGAATATCCTCATCCTGACGAAGAACAAGGAAACGATCTAGAGGATCCAGTAGTACAGCCAGAAGATCAACAAAACTTACCAGGACCACAAAATGCTGATGGTACTCCTAATGCAGATGGAGTCGATGATGACAATGATCCGGGGTCAGCTGAATAGGTTAAATACAGTATGAGCGAATTAGAAAAAAATCTATATAAAAGAGTTAGTGTTAAAACTCCTAATAGAACTGCAAAACAAGGCAGAGCTTACAGGGGCTTTAGCACTTTGGCTACAGACAACAAAAGTTTTAGTCTATACGATTTTGAGCTTATCAAACAAGATCTAATCAATCACTTTCATATACGACAAGGTGAAAAATTATCCGATCCGACATTTGGATGCATTATTTGGGATTTATTGTATGAACCTTTTACTCCCGCAATACAAGAAGCTATACAAGAAAATGTCACAAATATTGTAAATTATGATGAAAGACTTCAAGCAAATCAAATTATAGTTGATACTTACGAACAAGGCATTAGCGTTGAATGCGAAGTAACTTTTATACCCTATGACATATCTGAATCCTTAAAATTTAAGTTTGATCAAGCTAACGGATTGCTGTAAAAATTATATACGCACTTTTTTAGATCAGATAAATATTTTTAATAAACAAGGAAAAAGCTATGTCTTCAAGCGAAAGACAGTCTAGGTTACTTGTAGCTGAAGACTGGAAAAAAATATACCAAAGTTTTAGGAATGCAGATTTCCAAAGCTATGATTTCGATAACCTACGCAGGACAATGATTAACTATCTGCGTCAAAACTATCCAGAAGATTTTAATGATTATATTGAGTCAAGTGAATATCTTGCACTAATTGATATGATTGCTTTCCTTGGGCAAAACTTATCATTCCGTGTAGACCTAAATGCTAGAGAAAATTTCCTTGAAACTGCAGAAAGACGTGAAAGTATACTAAGATTAGCACGTATGCTTTCTTACAATCCTAGAAGAAATCAACCAGCCAGGGGTTTATTGAAAATTACTACAGTTAAAACTAGTGAAAATTTAACTGATAGTGCAGGTTCACAACTGTCAGGCAGAGTAATAAAATGGAACGATCAGACTAATGAAAACTATTTTGAACAATTTATAAAAATCTTAAATGCTGCATTACCTGCTAACAATGCAATTGGCAACCCCTTGAAGGCTCAAAATATTGACGGTGTGCAAACGCAAAAATATAGAATAAATGCAACTAATACAGACAGTGCAATCTTTCCTTTTTCTAAAAACATAGAAGGCGTTTCAACAAGATTTGAAGTTGTTAGTACAGATATACAAGGTGATGTTATTGTAGAAGAACCTCCTGTACCTGGAACCAGTCCTGCATTTTTGTTTAGAGATGACGGTCAAGGAGCAGGTAGTATAAACACTGGATTTTTTATGCACTTTAGGCAAGGAAATCTTGATACAGGTACATTCAATGTAACAAATCCTACACCTAATCAGATAATTGCAATTGATGCCGAAAATATTAATAACGATGACATTTGGTTGTACAATACAGATTCAAATGGGTTTGAAACAACTCCTTGGACAAGATTAGATAATGTTGAAGGTAATAATGTAATTTACAATAGTTTGTTTGAAGGTATTAGAAACGTATTTGCTGTTACAACTAGAGTAGGTGATAGAATAAATTTAGTTTTTAGTGACGGTGTATTTGGAAATTTACCTGCAGGCAATTTTAAAGTTTTTTATAGAACAAGTGCAAATAAAAATATGGTTGTTACACCCAATGGTATAGGTAATGTCAACATTGAAATACCTTATCAAGGGCGAGCCGGAAATTTAGAAAAATTAACAATTGGCCTAAGACTAAATTATACTGTTTCTAACAGTACAACGACAGAAACTAATACAAGTATAAAACAAAATGCTCCTGCAACTTATTATACGCAAAACAGATTAATTACAGCTGAAGATTATAATATAGGGCCTTTAGCAATAAGCCAAGATATTATTAAAACAAAAAGTGTGAACAGGATATCTAGTGGTATAAGCAGATATTTTGATTTAATAGATGCAAGTGGCAAATATTCTAACACAAGCCTATTTGCTGATGATGGTGTTATTTACAAAGAATATTATGATTCAACTTCCACGTTTACGTTTAATACACAAACTGATATTGAAGGTGTAATATATAATACAATAGAAGGTATTATACAATCTACAAATTTGCGTAATTTTTATTATAGTGAATTTCCTCAAATCGATACTATTGATTTGTCTGCAATTTGGAAAAACGAGTATCAAGCAATAAATGAAAACACAGGCAATTTAGTATCACAAAATGATACAACAAATAGATTTAAAGTATCTTCCTTTACAAGTAATAATCTTAGATTTTTAGAAACAGGGTCTATGTTGAAATTCAAAGCACCTATGCAAGGACAAACACAACAATACTTTTTACCAAATGGCACATTAACAACAAATGCTGAACAATTTGGTGCTTCGTTATATAAATGGACAAAAGTTTCTGTTGTTAATAATGAAGGCGATAGCGTGGTGAATACTATAGGAGATATTAGTCTTACAGACGTAGTTAATGATAACAGCCAATTAGTTTCAATTGTAGCAAAATTTTCTAAAGTTTTAAGTGATGATTTAAAAATACAAATAATAGATCAAACGTTTTCTTATAAAGATTTTGCTTTAAGATATGATACAACTACTAGAGAGTGGAAACTTGTATTGGCAGAAAATGTTAATTCGGTAAATGATTTTGCTTTAGGTAAATCGGGAGATACTACGGCTGCTAATTTAGATTCAAGTTGGCTACTAAATTTCACAAATGACGGAGAAAAGTATACTATCACTAACAGAAATCAAAGATATATTTTTGAAAGTGCAAACGAAATTAGATTTTTCTTTGATGCAGCAGATAAAATTTACGATCCTAAAACAGGAAAAATTATTAGAGACCAAATTAAAATTTTAAGTATAAACAGACAAGCTGCAAGTGGCGAACCATATTCAAAAGATTATGTATGGAGCATTAGTGATGCCTACAGAGATGCCGAAGGCTATGTTGACACTAGAAAAATACAAGTGCAGTTTTTTGATTTAGATGATGACGGAGCAGTAGATAATTTAGATATTTTCAATGATTTAGTTGATGAGAATAACAATTTAATTGATATTGCAAATAAATTGGTATTTCAAAAAAAATATACAACAAGTGATGGTGTAGAAGATTTTAAATTTTTTGCGAATGAAATAACTACAGCCGGAACCCAAGAAGTAAAAATTGTAACAAATGAAAATGCAATCGGTTCGTACTCTACACACGTAGAAGGTCAAGTATTTTATTTGGTAGAAGAACAAGTATTTAAAAAATTAAATAAAGCCGCAGGAAATTTGACTCTTTCTACTGATTATAAAGCGTTTACTGGAAGATCCAATTTAAAATTCCATTACATCCACGTTGCAGACGATAATTATAGAATCGATCCGAGCGCAAGCAATATAATAGATACATATCTACTTACAAAAAATTATGATGTAGAAATGCGTAAATTTATAAAAGGTGCAATCGATGTAATGCCTTTACCTACAAGTAATGATGTGTTGACAAGATCTTACGGATCTTCTATAAATGCAATTAAGTCAATAAGTGATGAAATAGTATATCATCCTGTTAAGTATAAAATATTGTTTGGTAGCAAGGCAAAAGAAGATTTGCAGGTTAATTTTAAAATTGTGCGTAACAAAAATTTAGTCATAAATGAAAACGAATTAAAAGCAGATATTATCTCTGCTGTAGACAAATTTTTTGAATTAGAAAATTGGGACTTTGGAGAAACTTTCTATTTCCAAGAACTAAGTGCATACATAATGAACACGTTAAGTCCTAAGTTACAAAGTATTTTAATTGTTCCAAAAAAAGAAACTCAAAGTTTTGGATCACTATTTGAA